CACTGCCGAGCAGAGTTAGGTATAGTTGTGCGATGTGTCGCATGGCCATGCGACGCGACGCAAGGCGAGCCGATACGAGGTTTTCATCCGGCATTTCAGCCACTTTTCAGCTTCACGCCGCCGACCATAAACTCGACGCCCGCCTTCTCCAAGGCTCTCTCTATCTTGCCGAGCGTGCTGCCGCGGGGATCGACCGCCTCGCGTTCCAGGTTCTTGACCGATATCTCGGACACGCCGGATTCGACGGCGAGATCCTTCTGCCGCCACCCCAGCAGCGCACGCGCGGCCCTAACCTGTCCTGCGGTCAGCATGCGTAAGGCTATACGCCGCCGATCAGGAAAAATCCATAGCCGATGCTGTTTTATCGTTGACGTATGCAATCGCATACGATAAGGATGTTTTCAGTGCTGCTGCGCGCCGCTGCGCATCGTGAAGCCCCGCGATGTGGAGCGATGTGGCGCGAGGCAATGCTCTGCGTAGTGGAGTAGTGTTCTGTAAAGCAAACCAAGGAGTTAATCATGCGTATAAGCGTAACGATCGAGGGTACCACGCCGCTCCTGATGAACCGGTTCACCGAGGCCAGCGAGGTGACCGTATCCAGCGGCACGTCGGCGACGTACAAGTCCGGCAAGGGCACGCCGCGCGAGCAGGCGAAGCCGAAGCTGTACGCCGACGAGAAGGGCAACCTGTACATTCCCGGCTCGAACATATTCGCGGCCCTCATCGCGGCCGGCGTCTTCCACAAGGTCGGCAAGTCCAAGCTGACGACGATGAAGACCAGTCTGATCCCCGCCGGCGTCATGGTCGAGGATCTCGTCTGCCCGCTGAACACGAAGGACTGGGAGGTCGATTCCCGTTCGGTCGTCATCCCGTCGACTGGCGGCCGCATCATGTGCCACCGGCCGCGCGTCGACAGGTGGCAGTGCCCATTCGCGCTCGACATCGACGAGACGATGTTTTCGCCGTCCCTGGTCCGGGCGATTTTGGACGACGCCGGCAAAAAAATCGGACTGGGCGACTATCGCCCTTCGCGCAAGGGACCGTTCGGCCGGTTCGTCGTCAAGACCTGGAAGGTCGAGAAGGCGGCGCTTCCCAAAGCCGCTTAGCGATGCGCTGCGATGCGCAGTTGTGCGACGCGATGCTGTGCATAGCACCGCATGGCAATGCCATGCCTGGCCTTGTTGCGTTAAGCGATGTCAAGCAATGCGAAGCCACGCCAAGCCACGTAAAGCCGCGCAATGCGATGCGAACCAAGGATTCTTTTATGTGTTTCAACCTTACCGAGATGTTGCCCTGCGATGCGCTATGCGGCGGTGTGTCGCAATGCGCAGTCTCGTACGGTAGCGCGCTGTAGTGCGCTGCAAGCCAAGGATTCGTTCATGTGTTTCAATTTTCCACAGTGGCGTGCTGCATTGTGATGAAATGTGATGCTGAGTGACGCATTGCGATGCGAGCCAAGGATTCGTTCACGTATTTCAGCCTTACCGAAACGTTGCCCGGCCATCATCGCCGTGGCCGCGCCGCCGAGCCCGAACGCCGGGGAAAAGATGCCGCCCATCAAACCGACATTCTCATTCCGCAGCGCATCGCATTGGCGTATGCTTCATATAGCTGCGCTTCCGTTTCGATATTTTTTGCTCGCTGCAAAATATCGTTGCGCGCCGCATCAGAGAGCACTCCCATTGCGCGATACCTAAGACGACGAGCGTCCCACCTGCATTGCTCGGCGTTCATTTCCATGCTGCGAACCATATATGTTTCGCTCACGTTACAGAAGCCCCATGTGGAAGCCGCCGACCTTCGACTTGGCGCGCTTCATGAGTGCGTCTACTATCCCTTGTTGTTGTTGTATTTGCGCAATGAATGGGCCTTTTTCGCTGAACCGTATCCGTTGCGACAGGCCGTCCGCTATCGTATGGACTTCGACGGCGCCGAAGTTGATGGAAAACTGCATCGACTGCCACGCGGTGATCGCCGCGCGCGCAAGTACGAATTGCCTCATGAAGTTCCAGTCGGACGCGTAGTCGGCGGCCGTCAGCCCGGCGGTGTACTGGAACCACAGGCCCTGCGGCACGCTCTGCGCGAACCCCATGAACGCCAGCTGCATCGCGAACAGCGGCAGCATCTGCACGCTCGTCGCCGGCACGAAGCGGATCAGCCCGCGGTTCTGGTCCTCGACGAACCAGGTGCTCGGCATCCGGAAGTACTCGTTGAGCAGCGGGTAGATGAAGGCCACGTTCTTCATGCCCGCCACGTTCGACGCGACCGCGCTGTCGGGAAGGTACTGCGACACGCTCTTGAGCGGCCGCGAGCGGAGCCGGGTCCATCCCCATCCCTCGTCGCGCCAGCGCTCGAACTCGAAGTCGTAGCCTGGCTCCTCGTAGTCGTAATCTATTCCTAGCTGTTGGAACAATGTTCCTGATTCCGGCGCCAGGTTTAGGGCCGCCGTCTGCTGGTTGGTCTTCGCGGCGGGCGCGGCGATCCACGTCTGGCAAAGCCGCACGTTGGTGACCGTCTCGACGTCGTCCTCGGCCTGCCTGATCCAGCCGATGATCGGCGCGTTCGCGACAGGCGTCACCGGCGGCCCGAAGTTGACGATCGCGGTCCCCATGTACGCCTGGAGATCCGCCGGCTGCAATCCCGTCTTGGTCGGCGCGCCGGGCACCGTCGGGAACGATTCGACGAGCGGCGCCTGTCCCGAGACCGGCGTGGACCACGTCCACAGCGCCTGCGTCGGGATAGGTATGCCGTTGTAGCCACTCATCCCTGGGTGCGCTTCCGGCGCGGGTTGTTCTCGCGGGTAAACCGGTTCGGATGCGGGTTGACCGGCTTCGGTTTCGGCTTTTCCGTCTCCCCTCCGACCATAGCTGCCGGATTAGCCAAATCGCCCGATCTTACGCCTTGAATTGGCATACCAGGATCGTCCCGCTCATATGTCAAAACGTCTCCGACAATCTCCGGCATACTGCCGACCATCTCGACCTGTACGCAGGGATTGAGCCGCAGGCTCTCCAGCTCGTCCGGCGTCAGCGTCCCGGTCACGTACTCCATGCCCGGCGCGAGCCGGAAGACCGCCTTGCCGACGACGCCCTGGATGCGCCGCGCGCCCCTCCACGTGGCGTAGATGTGCGAGGACTTCCGTAGCCGGGCGGTGAAGGTCATGAAATGTAACTCATGGGGCGTAGCTCATGGTGCGTAGCTCATGCCGGGAAGCTAGCACCTCGCTGCCTCGATGTCAGCTAACGACTGTCGCGCCGTCACCGATCTCGGAAAGCTCCCATCTGATCGCATCCTGCGGTTCGCCAGGGCCACGTATCCAGTCGATCCGAAGCCTGCGCGCCGGCTCGAACACCACGTCGCTCACGGCGTTCTTATCCATGGCGTTTTCCATGTCTGCGATCGCCCTACCGACTATGTTAGCCTGATCGACATTGTCGAAGACGCCGTACTGAACGGAATGTTGAATCATGCTTGATTCTTTGATATCGCATTCATTTTGCTTTTCGTTGTAATTCTCCTCACCCATCTCAAACAGAGTGACGATGTAGCGGACCACCGGGCGCACCCGGACCTCGCGATAGACGGACATCCTTTGCTCCTTTTCCGCCCCCGCAGGGGCATTGCAACTCAAACAGCCTAGCACTCTCTCGTTCCGGCGTCATCGGCCTTCTTTCTGGCCCACGCAGCCAAGGATGCTTGTCGGAGAGCTTCCCTGTGCTCAGGAGATTTCGGCTTCTTCATCTTAGCCTTATGCGCTTCCGACTTTGGCTTACCTGTCAATGCTGCCGCAATGGCAGCGCTATGTTCCGGTGTATTCTTTACACCTAATCGAAGTGTTCTAAGCCTTTCTTGTTCTTCCAATGTAGATATCCGAGGATTTACTTGCCATCTATGCAATGCAGATTCTTGCATTTTATTAATCGTTTCGCACGGATGTTTTAATCCTATGTGCGCTGCCGACATATTAGCTCGTGCTTCAGGGGAATGAACATATCCTATTAACGCTTGTCGCCGTCGTTCAATCGCCTCCGGCGGCATTTTCCTTCCTTTCTGACGGCGCGATAGTTCGGCTTTCCATTCTTCGGTATGCCGATAGCCCCACGACCCATCGCCGCCGTCGGTCATGTTGTACCCGAACGGCGTCCTGGTCACGTGCTTGACGATCATTTGCTGTTCCATCTCGCCGGCTGCCTCGCGGTCCAACCCTTCCGCCAGTACATGAACCTCGAAAGCATCTATGCCGTGCTTACGCATGGACCGATGGAGCGCCCAGCCGCTGCCCTTGTTGGCTTCGGACTGGTGTTTTTGCCATCGACGCTTCACCGTCATCTTGGTGATGCCGACGTAGCCCTTCAGGGTGACCTGATTGACGATGATATAGACGCTGAACACGTCATTCGCCGCCGGCTTCAAGCCGTTCAACTTCCTTGGCCAATACCCTGGCCACCCAATTCGATACCGACCGACCTTCGGCCTTGGCGAATTTTTCTAATGACGCCTTCAGATCATGTCCGACTCTGAGCCCGAGAAACGTGGTGTCTTCTTTGTACATGTCGATCTCCTGTTCGATTGCTGACAGGAGCACCATGCCCGATTTTACAACGCATGTAAACATTTATTTTAAGTAAACAAATTATGTGCGAATAGTTCAACCTACCCCGGAATCAGAAGGCCCCGGATCGCTCCGGGGCCTGAACAGGGTCCTATATCCCGTGATTGTCTTTAAGTGTTCGAGCCCAACGGGTTCCACACAGGGTTGTCCGGCAGATAATTCAGGATCAACGCATTGAACCGCGGAATCTTGTTTCGAAGCGCTCCGATTGAACAGACAGCCCAAGGCATGTATAAATTTTGTGCAAACAGTTCAATTCTTGTTAACGGAAGTAAAAATCTGTAATCCAATGCGCCATCGTCGTCCCGCATATCGAGCAGATAGATGCGCTCGCTTCCCGGGATCAGCGTGTTCGCGTCGACGAAGGTCACCGTGCCGCTGCCCGACGCTGCGACCGCGCCGATGTAGCGCACCGCCGTGGCGGAATTCGCGCCGGACGCGAACGGCGAGCCGGACGCCGCCGAGGCGTTGCCCGCACCGGTGCGGAACACGCGGTAGGCGGTCGCGTCCGCCGCTGCGGGACCGGCGATCGAGACCACGACCGCGCCAGTGGCGAAGATCCCCGACGCCCCCGACGCCGGGACGAAGCTCGACCACGTCAGGGTCGATTCGTTCATGTTCACGTCGGTCGAGGCGACCGCGTAGTAGTACTTCGAGGTGCCGGAGACGAACGGCGAGCCGACGCCGACGCCCCAGTTCGATCCCGCATACGCCGCGCCGGACGCCACCGCCACGACG